GTTATGGAATGGTTGTCAACACACTCTAAAGATGATATTTGGGGTGGACTAGGTTCACTAAGACTATTCATGGCGGTACAACACAAGGAACTTATAAATCAGATGATTCTCGCTGATAACGAGGGACCAGCAGCCGCTGCGTGCCCATGTATCAACGTAGGAACACTAGACTTTGAGAGACTAGACCGAATAATTTCAAGCGATGCAGAAGAAGATGCACTAGGCGGAGCAGGCACCAGATGGTATAACCCATGGGCAGGCTCATGTTTAGGTACTCAAGTATGTCGTGATACACTCACAACTTACAACAGTACAGTAGATACTGCAAACGCAGCTGGAACAATCGGTGGTGCAAATGGCATACTTACAGACGATTTACTAAGGACACACCTTAGAAAGATTAGAATCGCTGCAGGTAAAGACCCAAATGTATTCTTAGGCTCACACGAAGTCTATTCTGAAATACAAGGACTGTATATGCCAAGTGTACGAATTCCAAACCCATATGGTGAGGCATTAGTACAGATTGACGTAAACGGTATCCAAACGTTCAAAGGAACGGGTGTAGGTATTCATGTAGACTCTATCTATGGAGTTCCATTCATCCCAACAAAAGATGCACCAAGCAGAGCAAGCGATACTACAGAAGTAGGTCGATTGATAGCACTTGACACATCTGATGCTGAAGGATATGGTTATCCAAGAATCGGTATTCAAATAGCAATCCCAACCGAGTACTATGAGGCAACTCGTAGAAGCCCCGGTTATCCATTCATCAATGCAGCCTTTGAAGAGAAAGGTCTGTTCAGAACAATGGGCGAAACTGTTTGTAGACACTTTCCAAGTCAGGGAAAAATTCGTGACATTAAGCTATAGGTGAAGAATTGGCTGTAACAACAACTGTTAACGCAGATTGGGATAGACTCACAATAGGTAAAAGCCTTTCAAGGCAAGCTGCTTTGAACAGTAAAATAATTGAAGCTGTAGTATGTGTTTCAATAGGTGCATGTATGTATCCTATGTGTAATGCTGGCTATACAGTAGATTTATCACTATGTGGTAGAATCTCTACAATTATAGAGGCAATACCTAGAAACCTCGAAGTAACGGGGGATGAGTTGGTAGTTTCCGATTATGTGCCAGCTGCTTGTGATGCGGCTGCAACTGGAACACTTCACTTCTATGAATCAGGAGGAGCTGTAACTACCCCATTAGATGAGATAAATGCTTGCTCCTGCTTAGCTGCGTGTTCAACGATTAAATTTCATGTAACTGGATTCTAGGTTGTAGAATCAAGGATTTTTTTATCCCTTTGGACAATCTTTATTAATAGCCTAACCAATCAATTATATATATGGGATTAGAGTCTAAGAATCAGAGTTTTCTAACTGGGGATGCCGATACTGCTCATGTTACTAGACATGGTATTCTAAAGTCAATTTATGTGACTGTCGCCTCAGCTTGCTATACTGTCGATTTATATGACCATTGTACTACTTGTATGGTGGCTTGTAATGGGTGTCTTATTACAACTATAGATGGAGGAGCAATTGGAATAAATATGCCATATCTGAATAAGCCTTTTAATAAAGGTCTAGTTGCTGATGTAACTGGAACTGGCGGAATTATAACCGTTATCTATGAATAATCATTAAATAGAACTTATTACCTTTTTATATTATGGTTGTAACTTATACTACTGCTGCCGATGTGTCTGGTCTAATTAGAACTTGTTGTTTTACAGCTTGTACTACCCCCACTTTACTTCAAGTGGAGGAGCTAATCAATAGGTCAGAAGATGTAATAGACCAAAGAACAGGTCATACATATGGAAGAACTAAAGTAATAACTAAAGAATATCATGATTTACCATTAACCTATACTTATGGATGGGGTACACCTATTTATTTAGGACATAGAGATATAAGGACTAAATGCTCTCCAAACTGTTTAAAATTTGATGCATGTTCTGGTGATAAATTAGAACTATATACTGTTGGTACTTCAAATGCATTTACAGATGAAACATGTGGGGCTTATCAAATTATAGGAGAAAGGGGGGAGTTATTCTTAAGAGGTGCATTATTTACTATTCTTAGAGACAACAGAGTTAGAGTAACATACAGATATGGTAGTCTCACAGTACCCAATGATATCAAAGATGCTACAACTAAGAGGGTAGCAGTTGATTTAATTACTGGTTCGTTTAGAATGGATATTATCCCTATGGGTGCTGATGGTGCTAAGGTAGTTGATGCTGCTACTAAGTGGCGTGATGATGTAGATAGATTAGTACGTAATCGTGAGGAAGTATTCGTGATACCATAATGTGGAAAATTAAAAGCCCTACACAGTTTAAGAAGATAAAAGAGAAGATGCAGGAAGATATGGCAGAAGAAATAATGTTTAGAATGAAAATAGAGTTAGCAAGCATTAAATCATACTATAGAAGTATAGCTGAATCGTTTGCATATGACTATGATGGTACTGTATTTTCAAATGATTGGTCGGCTGCAATAATAAATCAAGGTAGAGAAGAAGGAAGTTATGCACCAAGACAAGCCTTATTAGATTGGGTAAAGAAGTATAAGAACCCCGGAGGTTCACCAAGGGAACAATATGCAGATATGATGAGAATTAATAGGAAATTATACAGAGAAGGAATAGAAGGTAAATGGTATGTAGACGAAGTCTTATGGGATATAGAGGAAGAACATAAATGAGCGATACTATAACTTATGATGTGGTTGCTGATTTGGTTACTCGACTTACTTGTGATTGGACTGCCTGCCCTGTTCCCACAGTTGAACTCATATGGGATAGAAAAGCAACAGGATTTGTAGGTTCTAAACAAGAGGTAGTATTAGTACAACCACTTAGAGAATCAATATCTAGTTTTCAACTACATGGAGATTCATGGATACATGAATTATTGGTTAAAATAGATGTAAGAACATATAAAACTCTAGCCATACAGAATACTATAGTTAAAGAAACAGGGAGAATATTGAAAAATATACTACGAAGGGCAGGAGCATCACCAGTAGCATTTATTGATGCTCATTTAAGAGGATTTGAATCCCTAGACGAACAGTACAGAAACTTGTTTAGAGGGGTATTTACCATAGCATATAGGGATGTAACACCGTTTACATTTACGTGATTTAAATGGCTATTAAACATGTTAAAACAGCAACGAAAACAGACTGTCCATGCTTCTGTGTAGGTACATCTGAATGGAATGATTGTCATACCATTACAGGAAATGTAAATTTTATGTCTAATTTTAGTACAGTTAGTATAAGTATGAGTATTTGAGCCTGCTGTTGGCATACACATCACAGTAGCTACACAATCATATAATGCACTTAACCAGAAAGGATTAGATAATACGAAATCAACTCCCAGAGAACCTCTGGTAATAAACGGCTGGCTCTATCTGATTTAGGGCAGCTAGGGTAATACGGTTATTAGTTAAAGTCCAATTTGTAATTTTCTGTTCTATCCCAAAAACTGTACAGATAGCAGTCGCTTCTGTAGCAAAACACATCTCAAAGCCATATTGAAGATACCCAAACGCACCTGTTACTACCATATTATATCAATCCTATACTAAGTTTATAAAGATTGCTTACATACAATCTGGTCTTCCTGCACATAATGTTTGATTTACGGCTACTGGTGCTAATGTTCTAACTTGCCAGTTTAATGTTTCAAATATTGGTTCGTTAGGCTCTAATGATACGGAATGGTCGGCAATTCCTACTCCTGTTCCAGTTAGAGTTATACTCTTTTCAAATGCCCCAGATACTCCATTATCAAATACAATGGTTAGTGTAGCCTGTTCTCTAGCAAATACCTCACAATCTAGACCGACTGCAACCATACAAAATGTACCTGTATGAGCTTGAGCATATACATCTCTAAGCAGTTCATTATCTACATAGGTCGCTGTGAATGAACCTGTAATCTCAAATAACTTACGGTAGGCTGCACATGCTACTGTAGTATTATGGGTATAAAGTAGGTCAGAATTCTGATTTATATTAATATCAAATGACTGAAGATTGGCTATTGTACCTGCGGATGTGGTTAAATTACCGTAGGCAAATGTATACGGGAAGTTACATGTATCTGTTGCTGGCATACAATCTATACACATACTTGGACATGTTTCTGTTTCATTGGCATATGAGATATCTGCTGAGGCTCTAATTACTTCTCCTATAGTACTTCTTAGGGCTATTGAGTTGACTACCCCCCCTGTGATTTTTCTAACTACATCTGTGGCACCTTGTTCTGTACCTATTTCTATGGATATTGGTTGTCTGATTTTAGTAACATTGGTATAAGTATGAGAAGCAAACGCATCACAAGCTATACACATATCACATGAAACTACGGTATCATATAATGAGTTTAACCACCATGGGTTAGATAATATAAAGTCTACCCCCATACTTCCTCTAGTAGTTCCATAGGCAAAAAGTTGAGGTTCTAACTGATTTAATCTTTGTATTGTAATCCTGTTATTTGTGAGAGACCAATTTGTGATTTTCTGCTCTAATCCAAATACTGTACATAATGAGAGGGCTTCAGTTCCAAACGTAGTAGGTATTTCAAAACCATACTGTAAGTAGCCAAAAGCACCAGTTCGTACCATATGATATAAATCTTAGTCTAAGTTTATAAAGATTGTGAGTGAAATCTAGGGCTATTATCTAAGTATTTACCCATCCACCACAAGGTGCTCTCCAATTACACCCATCAGATGTATTTAATCCACCATCAGTAGTATTGAATATTGTAGTTCCTGCTGGTACACACATAGGACATGGTCTGCTACAATCAGTAAATGCTGTAAATCGTACTGACCCTACACTAGTTAAATCATTACAACTAAAGTCCTGATCATTTAGAAAAGTATTTCCTGCTCTAGTTGCTAAAGTAGCACCAGCATCGGGGAAAGTAATAGTCCTATTAAGACCAGAATTAGGTATAACTAAAATATGCTCAAACGTATCATTAGGATTTCTTATTACAATTTGACCAGAATGAAACGTCTGCTTTCGTGAAACATCATATGTATTTG